GACGGACGGGGCTAACGATGAGTGACAGCGGGCGAAGAATTCCAGACGAGCGACTGTTCGAGTTGACAGACGAAGATCGCGCGCGACTTGCGGAGCACGGCGACGACGGCCGGATTGTGCTCGGCATGAGTGGGGGCAAAGACAGCGCAGCGGCGGCGCTAATGCTCGAACACAACGGCGTAACATTTACGCCCGTGTTTTTGGATACGGGCTGGGAGCACCCCGTTACATACGACTATGTTCGCGGGCCGCTCGCCGAACGCTTCGGACCGGTCACCGAGTTGCGTTCCTCGAAATATGCCGGCATGGCGGATCTTGTCCGCAAGCGACAGGCGTTCCCGAGTCGCCGTATGCGCTTTTGCACGCAGGAATTAAAGTTCTTTCCGCTGCGGGATCATCTGCTTTCGCTCGACGAGGACGTTATCAACGTGATCGAGATTCGCCGCGCAGAGAGTCTGTCGCGCAGCCAGTCGGCTCGGTGGGACTTTGACGCGTCGCTCGATGCAACCGTTTGGCGTCCGCTCGTCGAGCACTCGTTCGACGACATTATCGCGATGCATCACGCAAAGGCGCTCGCGCCCAACCCGCTGTATTTACAGGGCGCGTCGCGCGTCGGTTGTTTTCCTTGCATCCACGCTCGAAAGTCCGAGGTGTCTGTCGTCGCGGACATCTGGCCCAGTCGCGCGCGCGAAGTTTCTCGACTTGAGCGCGAGTTGACCGACAACTTCGCGCAGCGCATGGCGCAAGACGACGCCGTTCGAGCCAGCGTCGTCGAAAAAGCGCGCACGCGTGCGGCGTTTCTTGCTGCTCGCGCTGATGGTGTCGAATGTTCGTGGTCCGACTGGAGAGACTCGCCGTCGCTCGCAACAACGCGGACGCGATACGCGAAAGACGAGAACGACGCGACAGTCGTTCGAGAGATCGAGCGGCTCTCGCGTCGCACGTTCTTTCACGCGAGAGGCGGCGACGACGCGCCTGATCCGTGGTTCGATGAAGTCGTCGAATGGTCGCGTACGGATCGAGGCGGCAAACAGTTCCGGTTGTTCGACTACACCGCGCGCGACGGCTGCACGCGTTGGGGGCTGTGCGACTCGGCGGATCCTGAGCTCGTCCAGATTGAGGACAAGCGATGACGCTGCGCACTCGAATCGACGACACGCTCGCGACCGGTTCGCTAACGTGGATGCGTCTGCATTTCACGAATCACGCGCTCGACGCTGGGTTCGACATTCGCATTCGACGCAGCGGCGGTCGTAACCCGCAGCGATCGTGGGCGAATCCAATCCTGCGACGCATTCGACTCCGCTCGAGCGTCGACCTCAACAGCGCGCGCGGCGTCGCGCTGCTCGCGCATGAAACGACGCACGCGCGTCAACAGGCCGGGTCGCTGCTCTATCGCGTCGCGTGGGGCCTGCGCTATCTGCTCGACCCGTGGTTCCGACGAGCTGCCGAGATTGAAGCGGAAGCGTGGTGGGTCGCGACGATGGTTCGCGCGCTCGGGTCCGGCGCGACGGTCGACGGATGGGCGCGCGCTTCGCATTCGCTCGGCGGCTGGAGACGTCCGCACCTCACACCGGGCGACCCGGAGCAGATGACCGAGCGCATTCGCGACCGCGCGCTCGAGATTCTGCCCGACTGACTATTCGTGCTCGTAGAGCGCGACGCCCGCGACGACGAGTCCTGTCGCGGTCGAACCGAAGTGCGAGAGCTTCTGCGAGTCCGTCGAGCTCGACGAGTAGGACGGAGAGCGCACGCGGTCGCCCGCTGCGAGCCCGTGCGCTGCTGACAGCGTGACGATGCGCGTCGTTCGGTCGAGCGCGATAATCGTCCGCGTGTATCCGGTTGGCCAGCCGCCCGGAAGCGTCGCGGGTCGCAGTAGCACGGTGTCGCCGACGTCGAAAAAGTCCAAGTCCTCGACTGTTTGTCCTGTCAGCGGCTCTCGCGCGAGCGTGTAGACGTTCGCAGCGACGGTGATTTCGTCGACAGCGGGCGTCGCAATCACTCGCAGCGATGGAGCAAAGCCGCCGACGCGCGCTCCGTAGTAAACAAGCTCAATGTCCGCGGTTCCGTTTTCAAGCGACGGAGCAATTGCGGTCACGAGACACGCAGCGGACGTCACTCCGCGCGATCCGTCGTAGTCTATGACGTCGGCGTGCGTCAGCTCGACGACGTCTCCGAGCGCGAGCAGCATTGCGCGACCGAGCGGCAGCGTTCCGCGAAACACGCGACGCGGGTTCGAGAGCAGCGCGAAGCGACGCGTCGAAATTGGAACGAACACAGACCGCAGATCGACGACCTCGCTTGAAACCGCAAGCCCGGATAGCTTTTCCTCTTGCGACTGCGCCTCGCCGCCGTGTCGCGGTATCGAGTCCGCGTCGCGGAATTCCACGCCCGGATGATCGTCTGACCACATAAACGTCAACGCGTTTACGATCTCGTCGTCGACCATCGACTCGACAGTCGCGTCGGCGGTGAAATCGCTCGCAACGAGCGAATCGTTTGCTCGAGCAGCGGACGGACGAACGATCTGCACAAGTCGGACGAGACGCGCGCCGGTTAACCGGTCGATGCCCTGCGTGATTCCGTTCCCGAACGAACGCGCGAGCGGCCCCACGACGTCCGCGACCTCTTTCGGGTCGTCGCGGTCAAATCGCGTTAGGATTGACGACAGGCCGGGCGGTCCGTTGCCCGCTGCGACGATCGACGACTGATCGAGCTGCGACGTATCCATGCCGAGCCCGTCATGCAAAACGTCGTATGTTCCGCGCACGTTGTCGCCGTGCGCGGACGCGAGTATCTGCCCGACCGCGACCGGCATTGTCACCGCTGCGAGTGCGACCATCGGGCGCGCGACGATCGGCGCGTCAAAGTCGACCATCGAAACAGGCCACGGATACGCCTGCCAGTCTTCGTCATTGAACCGGACCTGCGCGGTGTTCTCGGTCAGCGTGTACGAGTAAACGGTTCGACCGTCCGGCGCAGCGTGCGAATTGATAGCGGACACGCCGACAGTCTGCCGGACTTGATCGCCGCTCGGGTGCGTTCCTTGCAACTCAAGTTGCGCGGGCAACACGCCGCCGAACACATCGTCATCGAGCGTGATTCGTCGTTCGCCGTGTTGATAAAACGCGAGCGGACATCCGACCATCGGAACGACTGCTCGACCCTGCGAGTCTGGACCGGGATCGAACCGATTTCCGCGCTCCGGTATCCATCGACGACCGACAGGACCATAGCCGCCCGGCTCGTTCGGCGATTGCGGCTGAATTCCGACGACGCAGACCGCATCGACGTTGCCCTGTTCCTGCGGAATCCCGCCGACGATGTTTACGACGAGCGCGCGCGCTGGGACGTTTGGCGTCAGCGCGAGACGCGTTCCGCCCGCCTCAAGTCTGATGTCCGCCCATCGACCGTTCGGGCTTGTGTACGTTCCAGGGCTCCAGTCCGCGTTGACTTTGTCAATCAGCGCGCTCGGCCACGCGAGAACTTCCGGCGACGTCGAGCCGTCATGAAACACCGCTTCGATGTAATCGAACAGGATCGGATTCCGCGCGCGGCGGTTTTCCTGCGCAGCCCACGCGCCGGACGTCTGTATTTCGTTCCGCGGCGGCGCGGTCGCGAACGCGTTGATTTCACTCAGATCGGAACCGCTCGTCTCGATAACGCCGCGCCGCACATCGCCGGACGCAAAAGTCGGGTCGAAAATTGCCGCCGCGTCTGCAATCTGATCCGCCGTGACTTCGATTGTCCCAGCGCCGCCCGCTCCAGCACTCGCCCAGATGTCGACGACGTCAATTCCCGCGCCTAGCGGCATCACTATCGACGCGCGCGCGCGCCCGGCGTAACCATCGCTGAAAACATGAACGCCGCGCGATACGGTCGTTTCCTGCGCAACTCCGTATCCGGGCAGCTTGTTTTTTAGACGCGCGACGTCCGGCGCGAGAGTGACTGTGATCGTAACGCCGTCCGCGTCGAGTCGCGGCGGCTGATCGATGAACCCGCGAACGAGATCGATCGCGTTTGCGACGGAGCCGTCATCGCGGAGCACATAGCCGAGCAGTCGAGCTCGTCGACCTCGAAACGCGACGCACTCGCTCGTAACGAGGGGGGCGAACCCGCCCGAGTCGACGACGAAATGCGCAGACGCCTGCGTGCCGAGCTGTCCGCGAGTAAGCCCCGTGAACAGCGTCGAGCCGGAAACGCCGGTGTACGACAGGCATTCTTGACCGATCCAGAGATAGCCCGCGCCCGCGAACGCGCTGTTATCCGCGACAGTCAGCGACGCAAGCGCGGCGCCCGGTGCCTGCGATGCGACGTCCGCTGCAAGTCGCGTCGCGCTCGTCGCTCCGTTTGCGCCCATGCGGAGCAGCGCGGACGCTGCGCCGTTGCCGCCGAGCTCGATCGGTCCGGTGTCCGCGATCTTGACCGTCGCGCCGCCGCCGTCTGCGATCATCTGCGCGAGGTCGAATCGCGAGCTCTCGAGCACGGTTCCGCCGCGACCGACGAGCAGACCGGGCCGCGCGACGTACGGAGACGAGACGCCCGGATCTGCGTGCGAGTAGAAGCGCTCCGCGAGCCCGTCGATTTCGAGAACGAGCGCGATACGTTCGCTCTCGCGCGTCCAGTCCTGCACGATCGTTGTCACGCGACGCTCGCTTCCCAAAGCTCCCAGATCGAAACGCCGCGGACGCGTATATCGCCGGTCCCGCCGTCGTAATCGATGACGACCTCGACATCAGTGTCGACGCCGGAATTCGGAGCGCCGGTCGCGTCGAGATTGAGCAGTCGCGGAGCAGACGCGAGGACGCTCGTATCGTCCGCGACTGTGCCTGTTGTGCTCCACTGCGGAGCGCCCGCCGCCCACCACGGAGTGCCGAGCAGATTCGGCACGACTGGAGCGATCATCGTGCAGCCGTTGTCGACGACGCCGCCCGCCACTCCGTTAATGTTCGGCGTGCGAACGGACGCGACGACGTCGCTCGACGGACCTATCTCCGCGTCGCAGAGCACCGCGACCCAGAGATAGCGAGCCCATGCAGAGGTGCGGAAACGAAAGCGGCTGTCCTCATAGGTGAACGTGTTCCCAGACGCGACCGCGGTTACAAAATCCGGCTCGATTCCTCCGTTCTGCTGTCGAGCGAGCGTCGTTCGTCCGCTGTTCGTATAGAGCGGCAGAGGCGACCACGAACAGAACGCGGGTCGCGCTCGATATCCGTACGACGCGCACGCAGCGAGAACGACAGGCGACGCCCAGCCGATGCCGTCGACTGGAGCTGCGGAGCGCACGACGAATCCCGGCGGCTCGTCTGGGAATCTGCGCGGTACTGTTGCCGCCACGCTACGCTCCCCACGCGCTGACGCTGCGCACGTCCACGCTGGGAGTGTAGCCGGATTTCCCTGCGTCTGGGTGTATTAGAAACAGCCCGCCGAGATCGTAAGGACCTTGAGCCGCGGGCCAGTGCTGACGATGACCGACGCGCAACTGATCGCGAATAGCTCGCAAATCGACGGTCGTGCTTTGCCACGACTCGACGCCGCTGGAGAAATCCAGACGAGCGACGCCGTCCGCTGGGTTGATCGGATACTCGTACGGCTCCGCGAACCAGCCGCGTCCGTTGTTGTGGTAGATCGGCCGCGCGGGCAACTGCGACGCATGCGCGATGTAAACGGACGCAGTGCCCGATCCGTTGCGCAGTCCGCGAACGTGGATCGTCAGCGAACGTCCTTCGGGATGGACCGGGATGAAGCCGCCCATGCCCTGCAAGCGCAGCGCGTCCGCTTCGCTTCCGTCGACCGCGCTCCAGTTGTGAACCGGCGCGACGCGGTTTCGCAGATGCTCTCCGTTCTGCCCGAGAATGCGCGCGAGGTCCGCGGACACCGGCATTCCTGCGACAAATTCCTCGTCGTGCAGCGGGTCGAACGTTTCTCCGCTGTTTGGCTCGGTTAGCGCTGCGCTGATGGTCGGTCGCACATACTCGAATTTCACGCCGAACACGATCGGACCTTCTGTCGCGGTCGCAGACGTGCCGCGCAGATCCATGTGAATTTCCTCGTATGTGCCGGTTGTGTCGAGGTCGAGGTCGTTCGCTCCGGTCGCAGCTCCGGGCGAGTCGAACCATTCGAACGCGGTTGCGCTCGGGCTAATGACGACCTCGCCTGCGCCCGCGCTCGCGCGCGACTTGATGGACGTAAAGCGAATGTCCTGTCCGGTTGGATACGTCGCGCCCCACGTTTTTTTGGTGGCGATGAGCGGGCATCGCACGCTGATGCGCAGCAGGTCGTGTCTATCGGTGAGGATCGGGATCCGCCATTTGCACAGCGTCGCGTAGGACGCACCGCCGCCGCCTGCGAGGACGTAACACTCGCCGTCTGTCCACCACTGCGACACCGCGGGATGCAGCGTGCCAAGGTCGCGCGCCGCTCTGTTTTGGAGTCGAGCGACCTCGCGCCACTCCGCGGTCGGGATTGTCGCGCCGTCTCCGTAGATCGGCGCGACGGGCGCGAACAATTCGTGCGCGACTTTTGTTGTCGACGTCGAGACAGTCACGGCAGCACCGCGAGTCGATGCACCGCCTCAAAGCGCAGCGCAACCGCGCCAACCTCGTATGCGGCCTCGATGACCGGCTCGTCGCTCGGGTCGCGCTTGCACCGCACTCGACCGAGTCGACCGCGTCGCTCGACGTTGTAGAGATTGCCGTACGACTGATCGACCGAGTCCGCAGCTCGTCGCGGATCGCTCCAGTCCTGATACAGATGCAGCGGCATGCCTTGTGCCGCGTACGGCAGAACGCGGTCGAGATAGTGCGATTCCTCGTCCGTCGCGGACGCCTCGCCGCCGATGTAGACGGACGCCTCGATTCCCTGCGCATTGAGCAGAACGAGCGACGCTGCGTCTCCGTCGTTGAGTCGTCGCGCGCCTGCGTCCTGTTCGCGCAGTCGTCGCACGTACATCGCGGGTCGCGTCGGGACGATGAGTCCGGGGCAAGGATAGGTCGCGGTCATATAGTCGAACGGGCCGACCGAGCTCGGCACCTCCGAGCCGGTGAAACCGAGACGCGCAGCGAACGCGGCAGACGGAAAGCCCAGATCGGTGAGCGTCGTCGGGTACGCGCAGACAACGTGCCCGTCTGCGTTGATGTACCAGCGGACGCGCGGCTCGCTTCCCTCGTCTGCGTCGAAATCCTCGAGCGTGTAGACGCCAGAGACGAGCGCGGAATCCGCGTCGCCCTCGTCGCGCGTCCGCACGTAGGTCGGCACGGAGTGACAGCCGGGGATCGTGAGCAGTAGCGCGTAACCGAGGCCTTTTTTGACGCTGATCCCGATTCCGAGCGTGCCGGACGTATTGCCGCGCACCCAGTCGAGCGTCGCTGTCAGCGACGGAGCTTGCGCGCCTATCTCGAACCCGAGCTCGTTTCCGCTGCTCGCGGTGTAGACCTGAATGTCGTACGTGTCGTTGCTGATGACGACTCGATCGTTGCTGTCGATGTACGCGTCGAACGTGCCGAGCGGAGCGCCGGGCGACGCGTCTGCGAGCGCTTGCAGATCGCCCGCGAGGTCGTAGGCGCGCGTGTAGACGCCCGCGACGCCCGTGCGAGTGACGCCGGACCCGTATCCATTGAGGAACGTCAGAACATCGTCATAGACGCCGATGTCGGTCGGCAGCACTCCGTAACCGCCGCCGCGATCGATCACCTGCACGCCTGCAAACGGTCGAGCGTCAAAGCGCGCGGACAGCGCGATCCGCGGGTTGTAGTGAAACGACGGCATTCGTTCGTCCTCCTACGCGGGCAGCGCGCGACGCGTCGAGTCGTAGCGCGAACCACGAACCGCGGCACGATTGATGCCGCGATCGAGCGATTCACCGCCCAAGAACACGTTAAACGTCGATTGCCGCGACGACCCGCCGCGCAGCGGTGCGCCGCTTCCGCGACGGATCGTGCGCTCGCTCTCGATGTCGCCGCCTGTCACTCGACCGGAGCCGCCGCTCGCGCCGCCCGTCACTCCGGGAATCTGCGCTTTGACGTCGCCGCCGAGCGCGACACCGGAGCCGACGAGCGCGAGCCCGACGCCGAGCCCGGCCGCAGATGCAGTCGCGAGAGGACCGGCCAGCGGCTGAAGCCACGGGACGAATGCGAAAATGCCGGCAAGCGCAAGAAAGCTAATCGCCTGCGCCATAAGCTGTTGTCCTGCGAAAACAAGCGCATTCCCGAGCGCGACGTTAAACGCCTCGCCTGCGAACAGCGCAGACACCGCGGCCTGACCGAACGCCTGCGTGATTTGTCCGATCGCTGGAGCAGCGACGCCCGCGATTATCTGCGACGCAGACTTCGCGGAGGACGCGAGACGCGCCCACGCTGCGGCGTTCGCGTCGAGCATCGAAATCGACGCGAATCGCGATTCGCGCTCCGACTCTGCCGCCGCCGCTTCTGCCGCGCGCTCGCGTCGTCGCGCTTCAATGCGCGCCTCAACGCCCTGCGCGACGAGTCGCAACCGCTGTTGCTCGAGCGCTTCCGCTTTGCGCTGCGCTTCCGCCTGCGCTGCGAGCTCGCGCGCGGCCTGTTCGCGTGCGGTGTCCTGCAACGCGCGTCCGCGGTCGAATTGCTCTCCGCGACGACCGCGTCCTCGTCGAGCTGCGAGCGCGCGCTGTCGCGCGGCTTCCGCTGGGTCTGCGACGCCGACGCCGAAGCGCTGGATGAATGCGGGCAACGCGTCCGGCGTCAGCGACCCGCGAATCGCGCCGGTTACGCGGTCGAACGCGCGCTCCCATGCTCCCGCGACTGCGTCTGCCGCGTTGACGAACGGCTGTGCGGCGTTTTTTGCGGACGCTTTCGCGGCGCTCGCAAACTGCGTCGCGGCTTCGGCGAAGCGGCTTTGCAGCGCTTCGATCCTCTGCGCCGCCACCCGCTGGGCGCTGTGGCCCTGCGTGTAGAACCGCGCCAGTTTCTCGTATTCGGTCCACGCTGCGCGCGCGGCGTCTCCGCTGTCGCGCAGCGCTCGAGCAGTCTCGTTCGAGCGCAGGCGCGCGCGCTCCGTCGCGCCGCTGAAGTCGTCAAGCGCCATCAGTGCGCGACCGAACGCGACGCTAAACAGCTTTGACGCTGCGTCGCCGACGTTGTCGAGCTCCGCGGACAGTCGCTCAAACTGATCTGCCGCGCGGTCGGTCGGCGCAGAGGCGATCAGCTTGTTTCCGGCGCGCACGAATTCGTTAAAAAACGCCTGTTTCTTCTGCGCGTCGTCGAGCTGCGCTGCGGTTGTGCCGATGCTCGCGGCATAGCGCTTGTACGCGCCTTCGGTGTCGAGAACGATTCCGAGATTGTCGAGCCAGAGCTTCGACTGTCTGGCGAGCCCGACCGTGACGGACTCCATGGCGAATCGAACATCGATCCCGAGAACGCCGGCCGCGCTCTTTGCGACCTGCGTTGCTTTCTGGAATTGCTGCTGATTGAGCCCGAGCGCCTGCGCCATGTTGTTGAAGCGCAACAGGTCCGCGTCGGTAACGGTTCCAGCGACAGCGGCACGCAGGCGGTTGACGTCCGCTGCGGTCGTTCCGAGACGACGCGCGGCGTTCTCGAGGTCGCGGAGCTTCGCGCCCTCCGCGGCTTGTTCCAGTGCGACGTTGAACGCTGCAAACGCTGCGCCTGCGGCGGTCGCGCCCGCTGCGGCGACCTTAAGCGCGGTGTTTACGCCGCCGAGCGCGGAGGACACGCCTTTGAGATCGCGTTTCGCCTTGTCTGCGCCCTCGACCAACAGCCGCACGATTTCACGGGTGATCGCCACTACCGCGCCCCCTGTCGTTGCGCCCGCTCCAATTCCTCGCGCTGTATCGTATCGCGTTCGGCGGTCACTACGCACACCGCATCGACCGCAGCGGCGGACATCGGGCCGAGAACGCTTTCGAGCGCGCCGCCGTTCGCTGCGACGCGCAGCGCTCGAAAGACGCGACCCACCCACGGCTCGGTGCTTGGTCCGCCGCGCAACTCGTCGCGCTCAACCGTGCTCATTTGCGAGCCGCCAAACAGCGACAGCGGACAGACTCTCCAGCGCGTTTCATCCATCATCGGGTGAGGATAAACCTCCATGCCCGGCGTCTCGCGCATTTGCTCGCCACATCTGCCGCGCCGCTCCCACGTCTCCGGGCGCTCCGCGCAGTGACGACAGGACCAGCGATTGCCGCTGTCGTCTTCTGCGTATCGAACCGCTAAACGGAGCGCGAGAGCTGCGCTTTTGGGAGGACGGACACCCGTTCGATGTGCGTCGCGAGCTCGACCGCTGCCGCTGTGCTGTGCTCGATGACGTACGCGACCTCGTCGTCCGGGTCGACCATCGCTGCGCGACAGAGCTCGAGCGCGCGCGCTTCCATATAGCGCGCGTGTCGATTGATGCGCTCGACGTCCTCGTCGTCGAGAAATTCGAGTCCGCTCGCGTCTTTCGACTGCACCGCGGACGCGAGCAGTCGCGCGCCGCTGACGCTGCGGCGCGCACCGGGCGACTCGTTCGCGCGGTCCTCGCACGCGTCGAGCTCGCGTCGCGACAGCGGTCGCACGGTGATTCGCGTTGCGGTGTCTGGAATCGTCAGGAAGGACAGGTCGCTCGTTTCAGCGTAGCGCGCGAGCGCTTCCGCGTCGTTGTTCTCTGCGATGTCCGGGTCGACGGCGAGAACGACCGAAACGCGGTCGTCCGTTGACAGACGCGCGATCGCGCGAGTGAGTGCCACTGTATTTTCTCCCGCTGCGTGGGTTGAGCGCGGACGGACGGGGCAACGACCGCCCGCGCTCGGCTCAGATCGTGGACAGATGCACGACTACCGCACGAACCCGAGCACGAAATCGAGGTTCGCAGTCTGCGACGTCCCAGCGGTGTCGCCGCCGTACTGCCCCGCCCGCCACGTCATGCGCTGCTGATTGATGCCGTTCTCGCCCTCCTGCGGCAGCGAGTCGTTCGTCAGATGCGCCGCCGGGATGCTGATGCAAAATCCCATGCCCTCGCCCTGTCGACCGCAGCCGATCAGAATGTTGCGTCGTCGACTATTGATGAAGTCGGTTCGGATCGTCGAATTGAGCTCTGTGCGCTCGACGGTCAACGTCGCCTCGATGTCCGCAAGTTCGAGCGCGGACAAACCCATCTGATTCGCCGACCCGCCCTGCTGCTGCCACGTCCCGACAATTTCAAGCGACCACGAACCGACGTTTAGGACGTTGCGCCCGAGCGCGTAGGGCGCGGTCGCGTTCCCGATCGCGTCGCTGTAGACAAAGTAGCTGCCGAGGAACGTGGCGACGGTGCCGTCCGCGACGCTCGGGTCGGTCATCGACGCGGAGCCGTCATCGTCGATGATGAGCGCGGGCACCATTTCGACAGTGACGTAAACGAGCCCGTCGCGCGGTTCAAGCGTCGCGCGACGACAGCGACAGCCTACCGCGATGTATCGGTGCGCCAGCATATCGAAACGAATCGCGACGCTTGAACCGAGCGAAAGATTCGTGCCGAGCGACGGACCGAGCACCGCAGCGAGTCGCATAACGTCCGCTACGTTCGGGGTGCCGGACAGCGCGGGCGAGCAAGTCAGATCGTTTCCGCCGCCGCTACTCGCTTCGGTCACAACCGAATATTCGACGCGCCCGTTTTCGGTCCACTGGAAAGGGCGACCCGCGAGCATGTTCGCCGCGATCGTCGGCTCGAAGTTGTTTGCGTCGGTGCCGCCGACAACCGTGTCGGTATCCGCGCCCGCATCACTAAACCCAAGCAACGTATTGAGACAGCGCATGATCGGGATCTGGTTATACGCGCTAAACGTCGTCGCAGCGCCGATCCCACGCACCGGAGCCGTCAGCGTCAGCGCGTCGATTTTCCGACCGGGCTGCGGCGTTCCGCTTACGTTCACAGTCACCGGCTCGGGCGGCAGACGTCCGACGCTCGAACGCGTCAGCTCGAGATCGACGTTCGGCGTCTCCTGCCCGTCGTATGTGCCCTCCGCGCGCTCGAATTCACCCGAGGTAAACGTGAGCCCGGAGACGTCAGGGACAGGCGACGTCGCGGACGGAGAGCCGAACGCGGATTCCTCCGCGACGCTGATTGTCTGTAGAGCGGGCATACCGTCCTCCGGTCATTCTTCGATGTAGATTACCAACAGCGGACGCGAAACCGCCAGACCGCCATCCGTCTCGTCGATCTGAACGTCTTCGTCGCGAATCACGATCGCGTCGATGCCGACTGAGCCCCAATTTGCCGGGTCGCGAAGGCGCAGCATGATATCCAGCGTATCTTGTGCGACGGCGCGGCGAACGCGCTCATCGTGGCCGGCGTAGACCTCTCGAATTTGCAATCGCTCGCGCACGCGAATCATCGCCACGCCGGTCATCGGATCCTCAACGACGCCCAGCGAATCGAGCGCGAACGCGCGGTGCGCAGATTGCGCCGCGAGGTCGTCCATCAGCGGAGCTGCGCCGTTGCCGTCGTCGAAACAGGTGTGCGGCGTCGCTGGGTCAAACGACGGAATGATCGACCGCAATTGCGCGATGATGTGGTCGCGAATCGGTCCAACTTTGCTCATCGCTGGCGACTCCGATCCATTGCGCGGCGAACGAGTTTCGTCAGCACTCTCCGCAGCGCCTTGCGATCCTGCGGAGAGACGCCGACGAATTTGCGCGACGCGTTGACGCCCTGTCCGTAGATCGCGGCCTGTCCTGTCGGGCCGATTTCCGCGAGATAGCGAAGCACGCGAACGACGCGCACGCTTCGTCGCAGTTGACCGGACAACGTCAGGTCGACGTTCGCGTCTTCGCCGCTGTAGCGACGCGACAGCCGCTTATATTCGTTGTATCCGCCTCGATAGAACGTCGAGCCGCCGTCCGTGCGTCGTCCGCCTTTTGGCGCAAGCCGCTTCGCCGTCTCGCCGCCTATGTAAATCGGCGTGCGACTGTAGCGCTTAAACGTCCGATCGCGAACGTCGCGTCCGCGATGAAACGTGCGGACGAGCATTGACCCGTGGACGTTCTGCGCGAGCTCTCGCATTTCCGCAATGCTCCAAAGACGCACCGGAAGGCCCGGTCCGACCGTGCGAGTGTGGACGCGCAGACGCATTCAGCGCCCCTCGTCAATGTCGATATAGATGTGCGACGCCTCGAACGCTGACGTAAACGTGCCGGTCACAAGCGTCTGCGACGGCTGCGCGTCGTCGACTTCGTTCGCGTCGACAACTCCATCGTCGTCGATGTCGATCCACTCCGGGCGCGCAAGCGCTTCCGCAATGAGTCGTTCCGCTTCCGCGCGCAGATCTGTGCGCGGCTCAGTGCCCGGCGCGAGACGACGCCCGTTCTCGACAAGATGCGCGGCCATGTACGCGTGCGCGACGCGAAACTGACGACCCGATAACTGATCTGGGTAGACGTCCGCGTCTAGCCGCACCGCGATTGCCTGCTCGAGCAATTCGAGCGCGGCGTCAATCTGCGGGCTCATCGAGTCCTGCCGACCGGGAACAACGACGCTCGGGACAAGCGCGGCGAGGTCCGCATCAGTGAGCCCGGTGTTGAACGGAACGCGGACAAGTTGCAACACGCCGCGCGACGCGGTTTCGAGCTCGACGCCGAGGCCGTTGAACCGTCGATCGTAGGTCATTCGCCACGCGATGTTCCGCAGCGGGGAGGCGCCAAGGTCCGCGGACGCAATCGTCGCGGCGTATGTGAGCCACTGGACAGTCGCGCCGAGCCCGACGTCGATCGGGTGCGGCAGCGGACGCGAGAGCACGATTTCCGTGTCGCTGTTGAACCGTTCAACCTGCGCAATCGCGAACCCGCCGTCTTGTCCGATGACCGCGATCGCGCCGAAGTCCGGCCCGGTGCACGCGTTTGTCGGCGTCGATGACCCGATCGTCAGTGTGCGGCGATCGTTTGCAATCGCAGACAGCGCAGCGGGGTTCGTCAGCGGCAGCGGGGTGTCGACGATGTCGGTTCCGTCCGGCTTCGTCAGCGTCAACAACGGAGTCGTTGTCAGCGGACCCGGTGCACGCCAGACGAAAGTGTGATCCTCGCCGATGACCGCTTTTCGCTGCGTGTTTGCTGCGCTCATCGCGCGCCCCCTTGGTTCGCTTCTGCTACGTCAGCGCTGGACGCGCGCTCAATACCAGCGCGACGCGCCTCGTCCGGGCCCATCGCGACCCACGAATGCCGACAATTATATCCGCCGCCGGCAAACAACGGCGACACAGCGGTTTGACCGTTCGACAGTCCTGCGATTTGATCGCGCGTCAGCGCCTTGCCGACGAGCGGGCGACAAAACGGACGCGTGACGCCGTCGAGCGGCCCAAGATACACGCGAACAAGCTCCGCGCCCGCGCGCTCCGCCTGTAACACGGCTTCCTCTTGTGCAGCTCGGTCAAATTCCGCCATGCGTGTGCGCGCCTCTGTGACCGCGCTCGAAACTCGTCGGTTTTCCTCCTGAACGATGCGTTCGACAACGTCCGTCAACGTCTCACCGATGACCGCGGAGCGCATACCCGACAGGATGCGCGACGCCATCGGTCGCTCGATGACGTTTTCCCACGACTCGAGGTGGTCTGCGACTGTCGCGTCGATCGCGAGACGCGCTGCGGGCTCGTCGAGAATTCGCGACGCGTTCGGAACGCCTGCCGCTGCGAGTCCATCGTCCGCAAGATTCGCGAGTTCTGGATAGCGCGCGAAGAACGCCGCTTCCGCTTCGGTCATTCCAGCGCGACCGAGCAGATCGAGCACGTTTTCGAGACGCGTCGCGAGAATCGACGCGCGCATTCGGTCAGTCACAGTCGAGCCGGTGAGCGCTGCGCGCAACTCGTCTCCAAGCGCGTCGACAACCGCGTTCAAATGCCGCTTCAACGCGTTCGCCGCGTCGTCTGTGATCTGGAGTCTGCGCCGAACGATTGAGACGAGCTGCGCGGAGACGCCGACATCGTCGAGCGAATCGAGCGAGTGAACGTGACCGCATGATTCAGCGATGAGCACGTCCGCTCCGTTCGACAGTGGTAGGGAGTGGGGACGACGTCAACGCGGGAGAGTGTTGACGCCGTCCCCGGTTCGCAGCCCGCGGGCGGTGGGCTTGCGATCTGTTCGCGCTACGATGCGGGCTCCGCGTCCGGTTTTGCCTCCGAGCTCGATGCAGCGTTGTTCGACTTCCGCTTGCGCGGCTTTCGTCCGGTCACTGCGACGAGCGCGGGCTTGCCGTCCACGCCGAGCACGATCGCGTTCACGCGCTTCGCGTGCGACTCGTCGAGCTCGACGACCTCGCCCGCCACGGCGTTCTGTGCGCGCGATGCGCCGTGTCCAATGCCCTGCGATCTGTCCGCGGGTTCCCACTTGTAGCGCGTCATCTGCTGTCCTCCCGCGCGCTGCGTCTCAGGCGAGACAGTTGGTCACGATCGTTCCGAGCATCGACGTCGCAACACTCTCCGAGTCGGGGATGACCTTTACCGCGCGATACAGATCCGTGTAAAAGCAGGTCGCGCGATTGTCCTCGACGTACTCGCTCGAAAGCGGGTTGTCGAGATCGGGCACCGCGAGGTGGATCGCGGCGGTCGGGCTGACCATTAGACCAGTGTTCGACAGACCTGCCTCGGGGCTTGGAAGCGAGAACAGGCCAAACGTCTCCGTGTTCCAGAGACGCGAGGTCGCGAACGACTGTCCCATTGCTGCGGAGCGCAGACGCGCGGCACCGACGAACACGGAACGAATGCCCGTCTCGCGAACGATTTTGTCTGAAACGCTTTGATAGGTCAGGACCGACGAGTCCTGTCGCACCGGGCCGTCCGCGAGGTCGCCGACGAGGTCGCGCATGGCGTCGTTCGTCTGGAGCGCGCGCATCAGGCCCTCACCGATGACGATCGACGCGTCCGCAGGCTCGAACAGGCCGTCCGTGGCATCGATGCGCGTCTCAATGAGCTTGACCAGATCGAAAATAAAATCCGACCCGGCGCTGTTGTATTGCACGCCCTTGCCGCTCGGGATTGTCGCGGCGGTGTAGTTCGTCGTCCACGAACCCGTCGAGAACATCGCGTCCGCGACAGTCTTTTCCTGCCAAAGCTCCCACGCTATCGCGAGCTTAAGCTGTGCGCGCTGCTCCGGGTCCATCAGCCCGACGTCCGCAGAGAGCTGATCGTCGAACTGATCCTCAACCGGGATGGATCGACCGACGCCGAGCACGTTGTCGACGGTGTAGGTCGTGGTAATCGGCGCGGTGTTGTTAAGCATGTTGTGAGACGTGCCCTTGGCGCGAGCGAGCGTCTCGACCTGCCCGAAGTAGTCATCCGGCTGTTCGATAATGAGCGAGCCGCCGCGACGACCGCGCGGAACGTTCACCTGAACGTCCGACATCAGTCGCGCGCCGATAACCTTGCTCTGGATGCGCTCGAGCGACGGAACCCGCCCGACCTGCGCCCGGAGAATCTGCGAAATGGGATTCAGAGTGCCCATTGTTGTTGACCTCCTACGGAGTCGAGTGGTTCAGGGGATGGTGTGTCGCGCGGGAATCGCGTAGCACAGATCGCCGTCCGCCGCGTCGCGCTTGCCAAGGAACAGCGCGCACGCCTCCTCAGTGCTCGCGCCCGGCTTGACGCGCCCGGTGGTCGCCTCGGTGACGAGCCACTGATGCGTGCCAGCGGTGATCGTCGCGCCGGCCTTGTAAAGCCGCGGGGCGCCGATGACTGCGACGCGAACCTCGCCGCCGCTGGCGACGTCCTCGTCCTGATCGATGACGCCGATCGCGTCCTCTGCGTCGGACACGCCGTCGCAGAGAACCACGGTGTTCGCCGCGGAGACGCGAACGGGCAGACCGCGCGGCGTGGTCATCGCCTCGCCTGCGGTAAACGTCTGGAGACAGGGATCGCTCATCTTACGCACCCTTCCGGGTAAACACGCGATCGAACGCGCCGGGGTGGTTCTGCTCGATGATGTCGCGCGCCTCGCGCTCGGTCTTCGCGTCGCCCTTGCTGATGAGCCTGTTAAGCTCGGTCAGATAGCCGCGCTGGGTCGAGAGCTCGACCGGCAGATCCGCAGGCGCCTTCGCGCTCGGGAGCGAGGTCGCCGGCCACGCGCTCGACGCCGGAAGCGAGGACAGCGCGTCCACGCAGCTCCGCGCGTCGAGGTCGTAGATCCGCGCGAAGCGCTCGCGACTCGCCTCGGTGATTCGACCCTCGCCGATCGCGGCGTCAATGACCGCGTCGCGCTGTCGACGGTGCTCGGCCTGTCGCATCTGCTCGACCGTCGCGGAGAGCTCGTCGATCTTGGTCTGGAGCTCCGGTCGCTCGGCGGTCAGCGCGTCGAGCTTCGCGGACAGCTCCGCGACCTGTGCCGTCGCGGCATCGCGCGCCGCGGTGAGCTTCGCGACATCGCGCTCCGCGCTCTCTGCCCGCGCGGTGAGCTCCGCGAGGGCGTTTCCGTCGATGGGCTTATCCATCGTCCTGCCTTCCTCCGCACTCGCGGATAATTCCACCGGCTGCAATCCATCTTGCGCCGGATCCTCAGTTAGTGCGACCGCGACAAGAATCGGCCCGCCGAGGTCTTCGCCCGTTCGTACGTCGTAGCCGTTTCCGCGCGTCGGCGCGGGCGAGACTCGAAACGTGCCGCCGCTGCGAGCGACAAGGGCTCGACCGCGCTCTGTCCATCGCGGGCGACCGAACAGTCCCACTCCCGGCTCATGTCGCAGCGTGCGCGCGTCGATTTCTCCGAGAGGAATGTTTCGCTCGTCAGCGCGAAGCGCCGCGTCGTTGCTCGTCGACGCGTGTCGCAAATCGATCGGCACCGGATCGTTGCTGGAGCGGTTCGCCATCGCTTGCACGATCGACGCGAGCATTTCGTCCGTCACCTCGAGCCGCAAATCTCCGGTGTGCGGCGAGTAGATCGCGCCGACCCGAAATAGCTGAATCTCGCGCCCAACTGCGAGCAGAGTTGCGGCGTCGAGGTGTACGGCAGATGTGGAGTTCATCGATACGAAGATTGGCGAATCGCGGAACAAAGCGCAATGCCCGTCAGCCTAGCACGTCAGCCGGCGTGATTCGTCGGTTAAGCGTCGACTGTCGCGCGCCCGCTTCGCCCGGGTTCGGTGTCGGCAGCCCGACACCGCGATGCACCGCTGCGACGACGTCCTCAGTCGGTACAAGCAGCCCTGCACTGGTCAGTCCGGGCAGAGCTTCGAGTCGCCGCACGAATTCCGGCGTTTTGACGCCCGAAAAGACCAGCTCGGGAACGTCCTCCTTGTCGACTTCGCCGAAGTTGTATTCGATGAGTCGTCCTATCGTTGGCGCGAGCGTGTCGCGCACCCACTCGAGCGCGTTAACTGCGAAGCGCTCCGCGCTGCGTTCCTGCACATCGCCAACGGAACGCGACCCGCTCGAGGTGATACCGAGGTCGAGAATCTGCGCGAGATACGAACGCAGCATTAGATGATCGTGCAGCCGAATGACTTTTTCGAACATATCCGCGTCGATGCTCGACGCAGCGAGAGGACGCAGAACAAGATAATCTTCGGTCGGAGTCTGAACGACGCTGCGGTTGATAGACCGCATCGCGGTCATCTGCTGTTGAATCGTGGCCGCGAGCGCATCGATCTGCGTTTCGGTGTAAACGCGCTCTCCCAGATGATCGACTGCTGACCGCAGCGCAGGATGATTGATTTGCACGTGGACAGCGGGCACCGCGGCGCGCTCGACTGCAACCGCCATTGACTGCAACGCGTTCGACTGATCGCGAAAATGCGACCAAACAGGACGCAACATCCCGCGCCCCTCGTAGTCTGCGCCGTTGCCGTCCCACACTGCGAGCGCGATGCGGTTTAGAGGGATTTCGACAGTGCGAAAACGACCGGCCGCATCGTTGACCCACTGCTCGACGCCTGCTAGCTCGCCGTCTGCGTCAGTGATCCAGCGATAGTGCGCGCGCGGATCGCGCCATGCAAGACGCCGCAGCCAGTGCATGCGCTCGTCGTATGCGTATTGTTCCTCAAAATAAACGAACCCAGCGTCGAGCGCGTAGAGCAGCGACCGAACGACGCTCTCGAACGTCGCGCGGTTTCCTCTGCTGTCTGCGAGTCGCGAGGACCGCCCGTCGATCCCTAGATTCGAGCGCAGCAACTCCGCAATGTCGTCTCGTCCGCCCTGGATAGACCACTGCGCGGAAAGCAGGAACGAACGCATTTCGCGCGACGCGGTCGCGATCGTCGGGTTGCTGCGCAGCATTTCGAGCGCGGTCGCGTGCCACTGCGCGCCGCGCAGCGACGTAACGTGTTCCTGCGACTTAATGACGCCGTATTCCGGACCGTTGCCGGGCAGTCCGCGCAAGTCGCGTGGAGACTCGTTCGGAGTCTCGCGCATTTCCTCCGCGGTTGAATTGCTGACGACGTAAGAGCTCATCGCGTTAACGATACGCGCCGCGCGTTGCCGCGGTCAATGTCGCGCGCAGCTCCAGCGACGCGTAACGACGCGACGCGTCGGGTTTATCGCATTGCGCGCCATTCGACGCGCTCTTCGACGCTCTCGCCGAGCAACAGATCGCGTTTTGCTGGAGCGGGCACCGCGTCGACCCAGCGCAGGTTAATAGCCCAATATCGGAGCGCGTCCATTAAATGATCGGTGCGTCCGTCTTTGCGCGGCTCGTTGCCGCCGCTCGGCGGATACGAATAGCCCTGAATGCAGGACGCGATCGTCCGCGCGTTGACGTGCGCATCGCGCTCCCACGTTGAACGCAGAACGCAAAGCGAGCGTCGTCCGTCCGCTGCGGCAAACTGTCGACCCAGACAGAGCACGCCCGCAGGAATTGCGCGTCGCTCCGGTTCGGTCGTCGACAACATCGGCGGCAGTCGAACGCCAAGCTCGTCACCGAGATGACGCACAAACAATCGCGCTTGCGTCGCGAGGTCTTTGTTCGTCGCGCTGCGAGCGTTGCCCGCTGGATCGCCGACGACGCGCGAGACGCGCAGACCTCGAGCGCGAATTCGAGCTGCGACGCGCTCTGCGTATTCGTAGACGCTGACGTCGCTCGGCTGCACATCATCGACGATGACGTCGACATCGCGCGCGGTGTCGCGGACGATGATCGCTGCGGAGGGATTGTTGACGCCGAAGTCAGCCGCGACGATGCAGTCGCGCCCGATCAGATCGACGTTTGACACGAGATTTCCGTTCGGCCATTCGTCCGCGCGGAACATCGAATAGACCTGTCCCTCTGGCGGCATCGGTCGATTTTCGACCATCGCTGCGTACCGAGCGGGCGACAGATTCGCGCGCGCGTTGTCGAACCATTCCGCAGTAAGATTGTCCGCGTTCGCGTGCGAGGTCGCCATGATGACCGCGCCGCGTGGATGTCGCTCCGCTGCGCGCACCCACCACGCATCATGGATCGGAAGCCCGGCGCAGATGATGAGCGGCGGACCGGAGCCGTCGCGACCGACGCGCCCGGTCATGCGCTCGAGCACAGTCGGCGGCAAGTCTTGGCACTCGTCGATGACGGCAAATCCTAGGTTCGGACCCTCAAGACGCTTTCCGTCCTCGCCGGCCTGTGCGTAGTAGTTTAACATCCACAACACGCCGCCGTTCGGTGCCGTCCACGTTCGACCCTGCTCCGACTGCACCCAGCCGGTTGGACGCAACCAATCGCGACAACTCGGAATCGAGACGAATTTTGCGCGCGGATATGTGTCCATAACCCACGCAGAGGTGCAGCCACCGCGAACGTCGTTTAACAGCCCGATCGACGTCGCAAGCCCGGACGTTTTGCCGCTTGCCCATCCCGCTTGAATCGCGACGAGCTGCGAGCCGCGCTGAATCTCTCGGATGATGTCGCGCTGTAACCTGTTCGGGGTCATCGCGCGCCCGCGCTACTTGTCCGCCTTCTCATCGCTGGAGCTTTCCCGCTCTTTCGCGTCTGCGTCCGCCGCCGCCTGCGCCCACTTTCGCCAGAAATCTTGTCGTTCATCCGACTGCGTTTCTGCGACCTCGAGCCGCTGTCGCGCTCCAAATTGCTGCGGGAAGTTGCGTTCGAGTAGCCACGCATATGCGCGCCAATCGTTGTTGTCGCGTCCAATGCGCTGAATCTCCGCGAGCCAGCGCAGACCGGCCTTGTCGCGCGCGCGCATAATGCGTTCGCGGAAGTCGCGGTAAATTTTCGGCGCTCCGTCCTCCGCTCCGCGCTTCATCCAAAGCATCGACGAGTTTTTGCCGATGCCCGCGTGCGCTTCCGCCATGTTCATCGTGGCGCCGCCGGAAATTGCCGTCTCCATCGTCGCGATGACCTGCTCGTTTAGTTTTGTCGGACGTCCGCGCGCCATCAGAGAATCAGCCTTCCGTTAATGTGTCGCAGATTCTTGAGTCGCCACGCGCGGTCGCGAACCGGCTCGACGGTCATCGTTCCGCGATGCTCGACGAGCGCATTCGCGCCGTCGTTCCCGTAGCGCTCTGCGTCGAACGGATGCGCGCCGCTTGGTCGATCGACGACGAGCTCGCCCTCGACAAGTTTCGCAAGCGCTGTCGCGTGCGGAATCACGCGATGTCCGACCTCGCCGCGCGCCCACATCGCCAGCAGTTTGAACGCGAGCCAGAGCCCTGCGGTCGTGTCGCCGATGTAGAAGTCGAGAAATCCGCCGAAGTCCGCCCACGCTTGCGCCTGAGCGACGACGTCGAAAGAGCGCTCGCCGATTTCCGGGCGCAAAGACACCCACGCTACGTGATGCTCGACTGCGAGTTGCTTGGGGATGATGTCCCAGCGAGCGAGCGTCGACGCGCGGAAGTTGTCGACGACAAGGTCGTATGCGGACAATCGCCTTTGCAGCGCGTCGCGCGCGTGCTCGTTTCGCACCTGTTTTCCAGCGTTAATCCAGCGCCAGAGCTCGTCGCCCATGTGCAAACTGTGGATCGGGTCGCGTGCGTCGAGTGTGCACTTGACGACGTCGAACCCTTGCTCGGCGAGAATCATTCCGGCGTATGCGGGCGCGATGTAGCTTCCGAGCTCGAGGACGCGCGGTTTCATCGCTTGTGCTCATACTGAAACGTCGTCGAGATTCGATTTCCCTCGCCGCAGTAGACAACGTCCGCAGGCTTGAACGACTCGCGCATTGCATACGCGATGATGACGCAGCGATCGTCGAGCTCTCCGAGTCGAGCGCCGCCGCCGTTAAGCGACAACTCCGCGTCGCGACCCTCGATTGCATATGTCGTCCAGCGTTCGCCGTTGTTTAGATTGATTACGTCGACGCGCTCGAATGGCTCGATGTTCGCAGCCTTAAGCAGCGCAGGACACACCGCGATCGAGCCGTGATATTCGACGGATTTCGCGGTCACTCGAATGTTGTGGATCTTTGCGCTGACGTAGTGTCGCAACGTCATGATGCACCGCCCTTTAGTGGAACGTAGCCGAAACTCGCCGTGCTTAATCTGCGCGTTTGTCGCTGTGACTTGCGCAATTCAGCTTTTGCATTGGGTCCCGACTTTAAGCGCGCGCCTCTGCCGAGCATCTGCCAGCGCGGCGAGCGCGAATACGCGCGGATCATCGTCGGGTTTGCGGTTGAGTTGTGATAGCGAAACCCGCGCGCGTGCAGCCATTCGCCGAGCCAGTCGTCGAACCACGGTCCAATCCCTAGCCCCTGCCAGTCCGGCAGAACCACGAGCCTATGACCTCGTTTAATGTTGCGAGTGCGAGCGTGCGGGAAATGCAAAAACGAGTTAAACGCGACCGGCGCTCCATCGACGAGCGCGACGAACGCGCGACAAGCGCTGTGCAACTCCGCAGTCAGATAGTGGTGACGAGCAAAGAGTCGCCAAGCGGCCCGAGGCTGCGCAGTCTGTCGAATCTCGATGTCGACGCGCGGGCGGGGTTGAACCGACCTCCGCGCAAAGTGACTGTCCGCCATATCGAGAATCCAGTCGGGCTGTAGCCAGTCGATGACGTCGTAATGACAGGTGACGGCGACGAATCGCCGTTTCATTCTGCGAACGTGCTTTGCGATTGCTGCGCTCGCGACGCGCGCGACCTGTCGATCCACAACGGACGTAAATTCGTCGAGGACGACGAGTTCGGGTTCCTCGATGAGCGCGCGCGCGACTGTCGCTCGAAACTGCTCGCCGTTCGACAGCGTGCCGAAGGGACGCATCCAAGCAGGAGGCGTCGAGAAACCGACCTTTCCGAGCGCTGTCGCGATGTCGCGTGTCGAAACGTCGTTTGGGAAGTCGTCGAGTAGCGCGCGCGTCGCGCTCCAGTCGTAGCCCTCGACGATGTGCTCGCCAAACAGCTCGCGCGCCGCGGTCGTCTTTCCGCTGCCGGACGCGCCGACAATCAGACCGATACTCCAGTCGTCTGCGTCAATGTCAGTTTCAAACGTCCACTCGTTTCGAGAGGTCGTCGCCGCTGGGACGTCGAACAGCGACTCGATTTGTTTCACGCGCGGAGAGCGCTCGACGCTGCACTCGCGCGTCAGATGATGGCGCGGCACGTCAAACCCTCCTGCTCGAACGTCTCGAGCATTTCGCGCTGATGCGCTTCGCTGTCGCACTCGACGATAATCGCGAACGTTTCGCCGATGTCGTCGACTCCGGCGTCGCCGGGCTCTGGCAGCGTGTCGTTTAGGTCGTCGAGCAACGCGTCGAGTCGTAGATCGTCCATCAGTTGCGGCGACTCCGCGCGAATCTGCTCGAGCAGCGATTGCAGACCGTCCGTAAATTCGCCTGCAATGTGCGGGGAGTTTAGCGCGACGTTTAGCGCGCGCTCCTCCGCTGGCGAAAGCTCGACAAGCGCGACCTGCACCTCTTTCTCGCCCTGTGCGAGCAGCGCGCGCACGCGCTGATGGCCGCCGACGATTGTGCTGGTCTTTGCGTTGACGACGATCGGCTGCACGAGCCCGAAACGGTCGAGCGAGCGTTTTAACCCGTTCATTGCCGGGCCGCTGATGGTGCGCGGGTTGTAGTCTGCCGCGACAAGCTCGTCGAGCGCTCGTCGTTCGTATCGAACCTCTTTCATCGTTCGTCCTCGTCAAATCGCGTCATCGACTCGATGACCAACAGCGCCGCCGCCGCCGGCAGAACAAGCCACGCCGGAACCGCTGCGATCGTCACCGCACAGTTAATCGCTCGGAGCGCTGCGCGTCTCATCGCGGATCCTCGTCGAGCAAAATCCGCGCGTCGCGCGTCTCCGCTGCAAACTGGAACGCCGCAGCGCTTGCGACCTGCATCGGCAGCGCGCGCGGTCCTCGAGCCTCGAATTCGCGCAAACACACTCCGCAGAGCGAGCCAACTTCCGTCGAGTGCAAGCCGACGTGCGCGTCAAATTTGCGCCCACAGCCGTCGCACTGCATCGTTTCTCGCGCCTTCATTGCATCGTCTCCACTGTGACCGCGACCATCGGTCGCCCATCCTTTGCGGCGTACACCTTCGAGCAGTGCAGCTCCGCAACTTGCGCATCGTCGCGCCAGAACCAACCGTCGAGCGCGTCGAGAATCGCTTTCGCAATGTTGTCGACGTCTGGACGACGATCGTGCGCGAGCTCTTCGTCCGGGTCTTTCTTTCGCATCAGCCGCTTCGGTCGCTCGAGCACTGCGGCGATAGTAACGCGAACAGGACCGTCGAGCGGATTAGGCGGTGAGGTCGCAAGCGCGTGCGCTCTCACGATCGACTCGTAGATCCGCGTCGCTTTCGGCGTGCGAGTAACGACGCGTCCGGTCTTTGTGCGACCGAATCGCGGACGACCTTTTGGCGTCGGCGGACCCGGCACGACAAACGCGTAAACGCTCATCGGTCCGCCATCGCTTCGAGCCCCGCGCAATAAGCCCAGAGCTCCGCGACAGTTTTAAATTCCGCTGCGTCGAGCAGCGACGACCGATCGAACGTGACGAAAAACGACCCGCTCTCCGCGCCCGCGACGAGTTCAACGTGAGCGCCGACCGACTGTGCGGCCTCGGTCGCCTCGATGAATTTATGCACAACGACGGCGTCGCATAACGGCTCGCTCATCGCTGATACGCCGGAATGCTGCGCCGCTTGCGCATCGATTGAATCGTCGAGCGCGCGACGTTGCATTGTCGCGCGATGGTCGCGTCGCTCATTCGACCGAGAACGAGCAGCCGCGACGAGTCCGGTCGATGCAACTTGCAAGTCGACTCGATTGCGACGATCGCCCAATAGCGCGCGCCGTTGACGCTCGGAATCACGCCCGCTTTGCCGTTTCGTACGAGACGGAGCAAAGCGTTCCGTACTCCGTATCGTCGCCGAGCGTTCATGCGTCGCATGATTTCGTCGAGAGATATCGCGTCGCGCTTGCGCGTCGGCAGAACATCGAGAGCTGACGCCCTCACGTTTCGTTTTCCCGCTGCTCGCGAAACTGCGACAGCGACTCGACGACGAACGCTCGGTCGATGCGCTCCGGGTCGACAGTGAGCAGAAAGTCCACGAACGACCGCGCTTTCTCCGCGCGTTCCTCCGCGCGCTGCGCGCGCTGCTCCGCTTCGTCTGCGCGTCGCGCCTCTCGAACCGCAGTGTCCCACGCGCGCGCTTCGCCGCTCGCGTGCTCGTGATAGCGCGAGCACACCGACGCGATGCGCGACGTCAGCGCGTCGAGCTCTGCGCGCGCAATTGCGCCGCTGTCGCCTGTCGCGTAAGTGGCTGCGTACAGACAACGCAGATTCGCGACCGCCACGTCCGTCGCGATGAGTCGCAGATCGGCGTCGTCCGCTCGCGCTTCTGCTTCTGCCGCCGCGTTCGCCGCCATTTCTGCGGGCGTCATCGACGATACTCCGCAGCCCACTCGGCGAGCGCGACATGAGCCTCGGCCTCGGTGTCGTGCAGATGGTCGCAACCCTCGACGACGCCGCATTCATCAACCACGACCCAACCGGGCCCGATCGCTGCGCCACAGACCGACAACCACTGCCGCCCCGTCATCTCCCGCGCCCATTCGAGCGCCGCGCGCATGGTCCCGCCGTCGAGCACATCGGGCACATAATCCGCGAGCGCGTTGTTCGTAAAAACGCCCCACTTGCATCGACGTCCCAACAAGACCGCGTCGCTGCGCACCGCGCTTGTCGCTGCAACGAACCGCTCGCCCAGCTTCCGACGTTTTGCGTCGTCCATCGTTCTCCCGCCGTCTGTCACCTCTGCACCTCCGCGAAACGCTGATGCGCTCGATGGAACATCAGCAAACAGTTTCCCACTGGCCCGCTTCGATTCTTGTCAAGCAACGCTTCGATCGCGAGCGGATCTGCGTCGCGCGTCTGATCGTCCTCGACTCCGAGCATCAGAACCGCGTGCGCAAATTCTTCGACCGCACCAGAGCCTCGAATCGCGCTCATCGGCGGGGCCCCTCGAGAGTCTTTGCGCGAGCGATTGCACTGCGCGAGAACGACGAGCGCGACGCGCTCTCGATGCGCGATTGCGTGAAGTCCCTCGACTGTCGCGCGAATCGCGCGCTCGTCGTTCTCGCCGTCGCGATGCCCCATTAAATGCAGGTGATCGACGATGACGACTCCGACTGTCGGAAATCGCGCTCGAGCAGCGTGCACGCTCGAAAGAATGTCGCCAACTGTCGGACGCGGCTTGTCGCGTATCAGAACGTTTGCGGGTCGAGCATTCGGTCCGTGAATCCACGCGGATAGTTTCGCGCCGACGTCGAACATCGTCGCGTTTGCGCTCGCGTCCAGATGATGCAGCGGAATCGACGCGCCGCTCGCGAGATGTCGCTGCGCGAGCTCTGCCGCCCACGTCTCGCCAGTCACATACACGTGCGCAGTGTTCGGATGCTGCGCCGCTGCGGCTTTGATGATGTGCAGCGCGAGCGCGGTTTTTCCGGTTCCCGGACCTGCGCCGACGTACAGACACCGACCGGGCATCAGTCCGCCGTTTCCAAGTCGTCGATTCAACCCGTCGAGTCCTGTCGTGTATCCCGGCGCGGGCTCTCCGCGACTGCGTCGCTCAAACCGATCGCGCACGGTTCGCACCGCGTCCGCCGTCGCGTCTGCGAGCGAAACCATGTGTCCTGCGACGCCCGCCTGCATCGAGAGCTCGACGAGCTGCGAGATTGCCTGTCCGACGAGTTCGCGCGCCTGATGCGGCTCGACCGTGCTCGCGTCGACCGCAAGCGCTGCGAGCGCTGACGAGACGCGCCGCGCGAGATACGAGTCCGCGACAAGCTCTGCGAGCTGTTCTGCGTCGCGCGCGTCGTCGACCGACATTTGCAGCGCATACAGCCGCTCGAGGTCGTAGCGCTTCGCGCTCGCGAGCGCAGTCGCGCTCGGAAGCGTGCCCGACTCTGCGAGCTCCAGCGCGGAGGCGTAGACGCCGCGCAACTCTGGATCGCGTATCGCGTCCGCAGATATCCGCTCGCGAACGAGGTGAATCGTTGATGGTGCCGCAAGAATGCTCGCGACAAGGAAACGTTCTGCGCTCATCGAGTGCGCTCGCTCATTGTCTCCCGCTCTCCCGCTGCGACCTCCGCGCGTCGCAGTATCGTTGATACTCGTCCGGCGTCATTTCTGTAACCGGTTTCTGCGCGACCGCGCTCGACTGCTCGCGCTTAAGTCGCGCGCGAAGCATCGACACCGGATGATCTGCCGCGTCCATTTCGCGCGATGCGGACAAACAGCGCTCGAGGCCGTGCGTCTCGATGAGCTGCACCGCGATCGACTGCTCGTTGTACGTCCACGCTCGTCGACGCTTAAGCGAACCGGCCAGCGCGTTGAGCAGTTGCACGCCCGGAGGAGTCTCCGTCGCTGTCCACGGCTGGAGCGGAACGACTGCCGCCGTCTCGCGTACATGTGCGCGCGCGACGCTGGATTCTTCTCTGGATTCTTCTCTTTCTCTTACGGGTGACTCTATGACACCCCCCCCGTGACTCTCTGACACCCCTCCCGTGTCGCTCTGACACCGGTGTCGCTCTGACACCGGTGACTCTCTGACACCGGTTAGCATGTAGCGCGACGCTCTGCCGTTCGTCCTCTCGACGACGATCAGCCCCGCCAATTCGAGCTCTCGCAAACAGCGCAGCGCGGTTCGTCTCGCGACTCCAGAGTCGAGCGCGAGTTGCGCGACGGACGGCCACGCTGCGCCGCTTTGGTCAGCGCGAGACGCGAGCGCGTACAGCACAGCGCGCGTCGATCCAACGATGTCGACTCGCTCGCGAGCGTGGATGATCCATTTCACCGCAAGCGCTCCGCGCGCTCGACTCCGTCGCGCCACGTCCAACGGCCCCAAAAATGCGCACTTTCGTGACCCGGAGCGCCCGCGCAAAGCACTGACGTCGCACTGTCTCCAAGTCGCGCGGACGCGTCGCATCGCTCGGGCGGTTTCGGCCATGGTTCGCGATCGTCAACGTCTTCTGCGAGCGTGTCGCATATGCGCTGTTCGATGCCGCGTCGTCCGACTGTGCGCGCAAGGTGCATCAGCTTCGCGCGTCGACTGCGCGACGTCATTCTGCGTTGTCGCGCGCGTCTGCGAGCGCTTTCGACGCGGCGATTGTGTGCTTCAAACACGCCTCAAATACCGGCCTCGCCTCGGGCAGGCGCTCAATGTCTGCCAGAATCGCACGCTCTCGATCGCGCAGAGCGCAGGCAATTTCGATCAGCGCGAGCTTGTCAATTTCGATCTGAATTTTCATTCGTCGTTCTGTCTCCCTCAGTGTCGTCTTACGATATGCGCACATCGTTTTATGCGTCAAGTGTAGTTTCATGTTGACTCGAGCATGATGCGTCGTCATCATGCTGGAGTATGAACGGAGCAACCTTGAAACAACACCGACAGGCGGCCGGGCTAACGCAGCTCGAGCTTGCGAAGCGGCTGAATACGACGCAGCCGCAGATATGTCGCTGGGAGCAGTCGGGCGTGCACGACACGCGAATCATTCAACGCATTGCGGAAGCGCTCGACGTGAAAACTCGCGTGCTTCTGCTCGACGTTATCAACGCGGCTTGAGCCGCAAAGCGGGAGAACAATGAGAGACTACGACGCATGGGCGACGGGCGGGTCGCGCACATCGTGCCAGCACTGCGGACGACGCGGCCGTCAGGTCGACTTCGCGTTCGGCTGTGAGCGCTGCGGCGAGGTCATCGAAGAGGCGCAACACGGCGTGCGACTGCTGTTCGCGTGTTGCTGGGCGGCGGACGCCGGATTCGATTACTGGAACGCGCCGGGGCTTTCGTCCGACTGGAACGCGGGTTTCGCGTATTTGTGGGACGGCTACGACAGCGACGATCTGTTAAACATCGACGAGGACGAGGTTTGGAGCGACACGCAGAGCGCAGAGCCGTCGCATTGCATCGTCAACGCGCGACAGTGGTGGTGCGATCGTTCGATGCAGCGCGTCATCGACGCGGAGGACGCGCACATCGACGCGATGATCGCAGCGTGGCGACAGCGCATTCCGGGGGCGCTCTGATGCGCGCACCGGGAACGACAGCCGCGGACGACGAGGTCGCGTGCGCTCGCGCGGTTAACAACGCAGCGAAGATCCTCGCGGGGTGGCTGCGCGTCGAGGCGAACGCGGTCGAGAACAACGACAGCGCGGCAGCGGAGGGCGCTCGACGTAACGGCGAGCTTGCGCGCGCAGAGCTGCGCAAGTGCGAGCGCGCGCTGACGCGCGCTCAACAGGACAGCGCACGCGAACGACGATCGTGGTTCCAGCGACGCGCGGAGCAGCGACGATGATTCTCGAAACGTACGACACGCGCGCACAGTGGCTCGACGCTCGACGTCGAGGGCTCGGCGGAACCGATGTCGCTGCGCTGCTCGGAGCGACGTCCTACTCGTCTCCGTGGCGCGTCTGGGCGGACAAGCGCGGGATTGAGCTGCCAGAGCCGAAGGGCGAGGCGTTGACGCTCGGCAGCTTGTTCGAGGAAGCCGTCGCGATGGCGTGGTCCGACAAGTCGGGTCGGCTCGTTCGTCGACTTGACAACGTCATCGTCGTACACGACGAGCACGCGTTCGCGCGCTACTCGCCGGATGGTTTCGTGCATGACGGAGCGAGCGGGCCGCTCGCGGGAATCGAGCCGGTCGCAGCGTACGAGGGCAAGGTTAGCGCGGGCTATGCTGCGGAGTGGGGCGCGGACGGATCCGACTGCGCAGTCGGCAACGTGCCTGAAGCGTATCGCATTCAACTCGCGTGGCAGCTCGCGGTCAGCGGACTGTCGAGCGGCGTGCTCGTTTGCCTTTATCGAGGCACGGCAATTCGCGAATATTGGATGCAGCGCGACGCGGAGCTCTCGGAGCGTCTGCTCGCGTTCGCGGGCGAGTGGTGGCGACGACACATCGAGAACGACGAGCCGCCGCCGCTCGACGCGACTGCGCACTGCGCGCAGACGTTGACGATGCAGGCGGGCACGCCGCACGGAGAGCGAGAGGTCGACCGCGAGCTCGCAGACGCAGCGGAGCGCTACGACGCGCTACGTCGCGAAGCGAAGACGCTCGACGCGAGCATTAAGGAGTGCGCGAACGAGATTCGCGCACTCATGGGCGCAAGCGAGGTCGCGACCGGCAGCGGGTGGAAAGTGTCGTGGGCGGACGGCAAGCCACCGGAGCGCATCGATCTTGAGCAACTGGAGAACGAACACCCAGACGCGTACGAAGCGTGTCGGTATGTCGGACAGGCGGCGCGCACTCTGCGCGTCACACGCAAGCGGGAGAAGTGATGAGCGAGCAGACCGAGTTGATTCATCCGACGACGGGCGAGGTCGTCGAGCAGCGACAGCAGAGCGACGACCCGTTGACGCGGTTCGTCGAGCACGTCGTCGCAGAACGCATGGGCGAGGTCGTCAGCGACGACGCGCTGCGACGGAAGTTTATCGAAGCCGCGACGCTCGCGGTCGCTGCGTCGCCGCAGTTGATGGACGCGAGCGCGAACAACCCGGAATCGTTCGCGGCGTCTATCGTCAAGGCTGTCTCGGTCGGGCTGTCGGTCGATCCGGCGATGGGCGAGGGCTATCTTGTTCCAGTGTGGGACAAGCACCGGCGCGCGAACGTCATCGGCTTGTGGCTCGGATACAAGGGATTGCGCAAACTCGCGCTGCGCGACCCGGACATCGTCTCGGTCTACGCTGACGTCGTCTATCACGGCGACCGCTTCGAGTGGCAGACCGGCACCGAGCACAGCATCATCCACCAGAGGAACATCGACGCGGACGGACCGCCGCTCGACGAGGGCGACAAGTTGCCGTCGCACATTCGCGCGGCGTACGCAGTTGCAACGCTCGCGAACGGCGATCGAATCGTCCGCGTGCTCGCGCGCTGGGAGCTCGCAGACGCTCGCGAGCACGCGTTGACGACAGGAAAGAAGCGAAAGACGTTCGGGCCGTGGCACTCGCACGCGGAGGCGATGTGCAGCAAAACCGCGCTTCGTCGACTGCTGACGCGCGACGTTCCGCTGCGCGCAGACTTGTCGGAAGTGCTCGCACATGAGACGAGCGAGACGCCAAGCGGCGGCGCGCGTCGCGTCGCGCCGGTCGTCACACCGGAGGCGAGCGGCAACGATGACATCAGCGCCCGACTCGACGCGCAGCGCTCGCGATGACGTGGCGCAACAACAACGACGAGACGTTCTACGTCGCCGGCCTGTTCGTCGCGACCGTTCACGGCTCGCGCGGCTGGAAAGTCGAGCTCGACGGAGAGCTCGTCAGCGATGATAGCGACAGCGTCGCGCGCATCATCGTCGCGGAGGGCAACGACGGAGACGACGCGGCGACTGCGCTGCGCGCGCTGTCCGACATCGCACACGAGACGCTGCGCGCGCTTCCCGCGGAGTTTCGCGACGACGCGCACGCGGACGCGGAACAGAACGACCTACAGCTAGGGCTCGAGTTGTGACGTCGCGACGCGTCATACCGTACGCGGACAGCGCACCCGAGACGTTTAGCGTTCCAGCGCTCTGCGTTGAACTGGGATACGAGGTGGTCGGCTCAGACGACGCACACGCGTTCGTTACGCAGTGCGGACACGCAGTGCGCGACGCGTGGATCGCCCGACACGGCGTGCGTCCGCGGACGGAGTTAACGCGCAAGTCGAACGGCAAAGGCAAACATCATAAAGCGCGCTATCCGTGGACGTTCAGGTCGACAGCGATCGCGGTGATTCGTCGCGTCGCGGAGGACGCAGACGCAGCGCAGCGCGCCCAACTGTCTTTGTTTTAGTCCGCGGGCGTCTGCGATGAGAGATGAGATGAGCTTTAAGATCCTTCGCGGCGACTGCCTCGACGAGTTGGCGCGGTTGCCGGACGCGAGCGTGCATGCGGTCGTGACGGACCCGCCCTATGGGCTGGGCAACACGTCGCCCGAGAACGTCGCGGCCTGCCTGCGTGCGTGGCTCGATGGCGAGCGGCACGACGCAAGCGGCGGCGGATTCATGGGCAGAGAGTGGGACGCGTGGGTGCCCGGTCCCGAGGTGTGGCGCGAATGCCTGCGCGTGCTCAAGCCGGGCGGGCATGTTCTGGCATTCGCCGGGACGCGCACGGTTGACCTGATGTCGATGGCGCTGCGGCTCGCCGGGTTCGAGGTGCGGGACATGCTCGCGTGGCACTATGGGTCGGGGTTTCCGAAGTCGCTGGACGTGTCGAAGGCTATCGACGCGGCGGCGGGCGCGGAGCGGGACGTGGTGGGGTCGAAACTGGGGCTCCCCGGCTACCACCTGAGCGGGCACAGCGGGGGCGAGGCGTTTTCTGCTGGCCTGTCGTCGAGCACACCCGAAACGCGCGCAAAGTCAGCGGAAATCACAGCACCCGCCACCGACGCCGCCCGCGAATGGTCCGGCTGGGGTACCGCGCTCAAACCCGCGTGGGAACCCATCATCCTCGCCCGCAGGCCGCTGGCGAGCACGGTCGCCGCGAACGTGTTGGAGCACGGCGCGGGGGCGCTGAATGTGGACG